CAGATGAATTGCTTACTTCAATGAAGGTGAGGAAAGATTCTTTTGGCAGTATTACCACTACGTCGGCGGGGGATCATTCAATTCCTCTTGCGCCACGGTTGCCGGGAGCTAGTGCGCTTCCGACTGCTACGGCTTCGCCTAACATGGTTATTGCTAGGATGGGTCGGCTTTTAGATACCCAGTTTGTTGACAAAGATGGTCGTTGGCTAGTTGTGTCTCCACATTTCATGGAAGTTTTGATGGATGAAGATTCGCGTCTTTTGAATCAAGATTTTGGTGAGGCTGGAGCACTACGCAACGGTCTTGTTCTCAACAATCTTTACGGCTTCAAAGTTTATGTCTCTAACAATCTTCCAGCAGTAGGTACTGGTCCCGGCACTAGTGGCACGGCAAACCAGAACTCTAACTATGGTGTGATTGTAGCTGGACATTCAGCTTCAGTAGCCACTGCGAGCCAGATTACGAAAACGGAATCGTATCGTGATCCTGATAGCTTTGCTGATATCGTGCGTGGTATGCACCTTTATGGTCGTAAGATTTTGCGTCCTGAAGCAATTGCCACAGCGAAATACAATATAGCATAGAGGAGGTAATACAATGGCAACTTTTGATATGACACTAAAATCAACCACTGGCGTAAGTGCCAACTCTATTGCATCTAATCAAGTTACTCGTCCCGGAAGTTCTATGAGAATGGTAGATGCCATTCTTGATGTGGACGCTCTAGCTGCAGATGGCTATAGTTGTACGAATGGTGATATTTTCCAGCTTCTAGAAATCCCTGCAAATACTTTTGTTTTGTTTGCTGGGGCAGAAGTTCTTAAAGCCTTTGATGGTAGCTCCCCAACAGTAGATATTGATTTTGCTGAAGGTGATGATATTATCGATGGTGGAGATGTTACCTCTACGGGTATTCTCGCTGAAGGAACAAATGGTCAGTCCAATGACGTTATTACTGGTGCTGATTCTTTGTTTGAATGTTTCGTAACTACTACGGATACGATTGACGTTAAGTTGATCGCTGCTTCCGCTGACGTTACTGAGGGAAGGCTGCGAGTTTATGCATGTCTTGTTGATGTAAATGGTTACGCAGAAGCCGCTGATGAAGTTGATAGAGATCAGCTTGCTTAGTTAAATTTGGTGGGGAGGAGAATGTGCTTCTCCCCACCATACTTATATATAGGATAGCAAATGGCAAATACCTTTTTAATCTACACCAATGATGTTCTTGCAAAAATGAATGAAGTTCAATTAACTTCATCTGATTTTAGTAGTTCTCGTGGTATTCAAACTCAAGCAAAAAATGCAGTAAACCAAGCTATTCGATACATAAACCAAAGAGAATTTACTTGGCCTTTTAATGCTGCTGAAGCTTCTAAAACTCTTACAGCAGGGATTACCAGATATTCATTGCCTACATCTACAAAATGGATTGATTATTCTTCTTTTAGAATACAAAAAAGTTCTTCTTTGGGAAATGCTACACAGCATTTATCTTCACTAGACTACCATGAATATTTAGATATGCACATTAGACAAGAAGATGAAGTAGTTAGTACAGCATTAAATGGTTCTCATACAGATTCTGTTACTACAATAACAGTAGATTCTACTACAGGATTTGATTCTACTGGCACAATTGTTGTAGATGAAGAGGAGATTACGTATACAGGAACTAGTTCAACTACTTTTACCGGAGCTACAAGAGCAGCAGGAGGAACTACTGCCGCTGCTCATTCAGATGATGCAAGTGTAACACAATTTGATGGAGGAAGTATTCCTACCCATGTATTTCGTGCTCCCGATGATAGATATGGGTTATTTCCATATCCTAATAAAGCATACACATTAGCTTTTGATTACTATACATTTCCAACCTCAGATTTATCTGCTCATGGAGATACGACAACTATTCCAGATAGGTTTAAACATGTAATTGTAGATGGGGCTGTATCTTACGTATATTTGTATCGAAGTGAAGTACCTTTATATGAAAGAAGTTTTGCAATGTTTAATGAAGGTATAAAACATATGCAAACACTTTTAATAAACAGATTTGATTATATGCGTTCAACATACATTCCTCGTTCAAGTAATTCTGCATATACCACATCTTCATCTTTTTAGTCATACAGAAAGGAAAACAAAATGACGCAAATACCTCAAGGTAATAATATGTTTTGGAGTGTGCAGTCTGCAATTACTGTAGGTTCTAGTGCAGCCCAAACAAATGTCTCAAATTTTAATTTAGCTACAATGCATTTAAATGGAGAAGTATATGTCAATTTTAGTAGTTCAAGTACGGCGGCAGTAAGCACAGCAAATGATATTAAACTAGCTGCAGGACTTCATTCAGTGACTGTACCAAAACAGGTAGGAAATTCTCAATATTTAAATTACGCTCGTGTAGGTGGAACTGACGTAACTATGCGTCTAGTACTATCATAAGGAGAAGGATATGGGAATTTTAGCAGGACTTATAAGTGAAAATGTTGATAGGCACACACAAGACATTACAACTCTTACCGCAACAGCTTCAATAACTACAGCCGATCATTCAGGTAGAACTCTACTTATGGGTGAAGTAGGTGGTGACGCTGCTGCTACCTTTACGCTTCCTGCAGCTACAGGAACTGGCAGTGTATTTAAATTTGTCGTTTCAGTAGTTAATACATCTAACTATTTAATTAAGGTAGCTGATGCTACAGATACGATAGATGGTCAAATTATAATTACTGATGCAGACGGCACTGCTGCTACTTCTTTTGTAACGGCTGCTGCTTCAGATACTATTACGCTTAATGGAACAACTACTGGTGGTGGTGCTATTGGAGATTACGTTGAAGTAATTGATATAGCCTCTAATCAATATTCAGTAAGCGGTATGGTAACGTGTGCTGCTGGTTCAAACATTGCAACTATGTTTAGTGCTACGGTATCGTAATAATACTACGTGGATTGACAACACGATAAACTGTTAATACTACATAAATAAGGAAAGGAATACAAAATGGCAAGTTTTAAAATGACACAGGGTATATCGCGTGTCCCTGAAGATGTTTTTGTTGAAGACGGTATGACTGTAACTTCAGGCGGTTTAACGGTTACTGCTGGTGGGGTTACGGTTACTGCAGGAACTACTACTCTAGGAGGTTCGCTTGTTCGTGATGTTGTAACGCTTACTGCAACGGACGCTATTACGCAAGCAGAACATGCAGGACGTATTTTGCTTATGGGTGAAGTAGGTGGTGACGCTGCTTGTACCTTTACGCTTCCTGCAGCTACAGGTTCTGGTGATGAATACAAGTTTATTGTATCTGTTGTCAATACCTCTAACTATGTAATTAAAGTTGCAGATGCTACCGATACGATTGATGGTTCAGTAGTTGTAACTAATGATGGTTCAGCAGGTGGTACTGCTTCGCTTATTTCGTGGCCTACCGTAGCTGCCTCAGATACTATTACTCTTAATGGTACGACTACTGGTGGTGTTCAGATAGGTGATTATGTTCTATTAACCGACATTGCTACAAACCAGTATACGGTTAGTGGATTGCTTAATGCTTCTGGAACTGAAGCTACACCATTTAGTGCTTCTGTATCCTAATGAATAATACTAATGCTGCTGCTGCTATGTGTAATAATGAAAAATGTACCTGTGAAAATTGCACATGCGAAAATTGTCAATGTTCCATTGAAAATCCTTGTGGATGTAGTGAAGGTAAAAATGAATGTCACTAAGATTAAAAAATGCAGCAGCAGCATTAGATAGCACTAATCTTACTTCAGTTTATACTTGTCCTACAAATTTTACTGCAAGAATAAAAGAAGTATGGGTAACAAATATAGATGGAACAAGTGCAGCTAATATAACTTTAAAATGGACAGATACTTCTGCAAGTGCTACGTATGATTTACTTAGTACTTTTAGTGTAGCTGCAGATAATTATAAGCAATTTGCTGATACTAATATTGTATTAGAAGCAGGAGATATTTTTAA